CCTCCCTCTACCTAACCGCATTAGATAGCGTTAAATAACTAACTTAAATCATTCATAAACAAATAATAACACAAAACTCTTGTCAGTTTTGTTAGAACAAGGGTAAAGAATTCGAATAAAAACATTTAATATTCTTAAAATCTTTTCATTTTATTAATTCTGATCTTTTTTTCAGCTTCTCTTTTTTCTTTTATCATGTGTATTATAACAGAACAAAATGGATTAAAGTTGTCAGAATCTAAAGACATGAAATTTTCCCTATAATCTTCACCTATTAGTTCTATAAACTCAGACCTGTATCTTTCAACTATATATTCCATCATTCGAATCAAATCCTCGTTTAGTCCTATTTTTGGAAGTATCTTCACATATTTGTCAAAATAAGTGTAAGAAGCAACACATTTTGGCCTAAATAAAGGCATGAGTATTTTAAATATTTCTAGATTTACTGTTCCAGATGATCTGTTCATTAATGAAATTATCCTTCTTCCCTGGTCATCAAAGTTTGTTCTAACTCTTGGTGTGACGAATGATTCCAAATCAAAATCAAACTCTTGGAACTCTTCATCTCCTCTATTCCTAAAATCACTATCAAATTCAACCATCATAAGTTCAAATTCTTTATCTTCTTCTATATCTGCATCATTAAATAATTGATTTGAGCTTGAATCGGATGAATTAAACATTTCAAAAACTTCCTCTTCCAACTTTTTTTCTAACTCATCTCTTGTCATTTTATTTTGAATTTTCTCTGATGAGACAAAATCTAAAGTTGTTTGATTAACTATGTTCACTAATGAGTTTTCGACCTCTATATTTTCCATTGCGTTCAAGAAATCTTTTTTTATTTCTGCCTCGTCCCTCCCTGAATCTAAACCTATGTAAGGTGCTAACAAGTTAAGTTTCTCTATAGAATTGAGAAGAGAAGGATTACTATTGTACTGACCTATGATAAAGGAATAAGAGAAAAGTTTTGTTAAATCTGTCTTTTCTTTAAATTTTATAGGATCAGTAGTTAATATATCGTAAACAAAGTCATATGATCTAGCTATTTGAATGTTCTTCCATAATATTTTAAATACTCTTTTATCATCATCAAAAATCAATTTTGAATTCTTGATCATTTCATCCAGATTCATGGTTAACAATGGATCTATATCTATCTTCCAACCAACGTTCACTTTCTTCAAACAATCAACTCTTTTACTGTCATAGTAATAAGAATCTCTTGTTGCACTTTTTATTCTGTTGACAGAGATTGAGCATTTCCTCAGAATGTCTAATAAGTCCTCAAACAACGTTCTCAAGTTTGGGGAAGGCGAAGTCTTATTCAACGTTATGTGCACGAATCTTGAATCAAATCTAATATTCATGCAGTGTGAACCCCTCATTATAGTCACGCAAAATTCTGAATTTTGTTCATATGTCCCATCTTCCCTTTTCCTTTGTTCAACAATCCAGTTTTCAATTTTAATGCCACTCTGATTTATCGTTGATTTCATTCTTTCAACTTCACCTGAACAATATAAAGACATTATAACGATAGAATTTAATTGAATTTTCAGTTCACTCCAGGCCATATCTGATATTATTATTGATGCAGATATTGGATTAGTTTTACAGAACTCAAAGTTGAAACACTGATTAAAATTCTCTATTGTCTTTGGGAAGCTTGAGTTTGATAGAATATTCAAGTTGTTCGAAGCTATTCTTAACGATTCATATTCATCATTCAATTCTGCTCTGCTTCTACCAATTCTTGTTGTAGAAACAAAACCTGGTAATGCATCATATTTTAATATTTGCTCTGCAGAAGATTGTTGACTATTAGAATTATGTCCACAGGCATAATATTTCAAATTTCCATACGATGAACTTAAAACATTAACTAGTCTTGTTACTTTTTCTTTGGTAGGGAAGTTTTTTAGAGAATTTAGCATCAGCAAAACCCTTGGTCTAAGTATCTCTATCACTCTTAAATCACGTTCTAAAGACTTAGTATCTTTAGATGTTATAAAATCTTTCATTAAATTAACAGGAGTGTTCTCAAGTGCAAAAATTTCAGAATTCAATTGCCTTCTTACTATTTTAGTCTGTCTGGTTTTCACATATTTAAATTTATCTCTTGATCTGTTCACACCATCATTTATTTTTATTAGAAATTTTGGTTGCATTTCCAAAACACTTTGAATTACATCTTCATTCATTCTAGGGATTATTTCAGGTTGATTATCAATAAAAGACTTAAACTCCATTAAACATTCCTCAAAAGTTTTATATTTCTCTTCTTCTATCTCAATATCTTGTTTGGATATATAAAATATTTTATTTCTTCTTAATGATCTTATTCTACCATAATACAAACAACCAGATGTTGATCTAAAGGAATTCTTCACATCATAAGAATATAGTTTCAATGTGCTTTTTGCGAGTATATCTCTTTTGTTGTATGATTTTGTAAAATCCCAAAAAATGTCTTCATCTCTTAATTTCAATGCTTCTTCGACTGGGAAAATCATTCGTCTTCTCATCGAAGTTAAAGACGATGACATCCCAATTTGTGCTCTTATTCTGCATCTATACACACCATCTCCTAAGTCAGTCCCATTGTAACTCATGAACAATTTGCTTAACAAATAAGGTTGTTTAGATAACTTGTGAATAGTGTAGCTATTCATACCTGTTAATATAAAGTCATTCATCTCAACATCAAAAAACCCAAAATCCGGAATTCTTAAATCTGAATCTTTAAAATAATTAAATGACTCGGATTCAGGAATATAAGAATTAATATAATCTTCATTTAAACTCATAGCTATTTTTGACAACCATAGTGAACCTCCATTTTCGACCATCTGTCTTGTCCTGTTGAATAAATCTTGGCACATCTCTAATGGTGAATCAGTGGTAGGAACACCAACAGATTGCAATGAGAATTTCATTAGAGCTGGGTAATTGTAACTGCCTATAGAAAAAAGAGAATTAAATTCTCTAAGACCACTAGTGATAGATGTTTTAAACCAATTTTGCTTGATGGAAAAACAATTTTGTGATTCCTTTGAACAAGATATATACAATTTGGTTAAAGAAGAGGTTTCTTTACTATCATATTGTGAGAATATAAATGTTTGTTTATCATCTGATGAGACAAAGTTGAATATGTTAAATTCTTTTTCATTTTTTGATATTAATGATCTTGATCTAGAAAAAACCTCTTCCTCTAAAACAATCTCTAAGCAATGACATAAGGAACTAGTGTAATGAAATATTCCTTGACCCATTCCACTTTGTATACGTAGAAATTGAGAATCTGTCTCGATTAGTTCTGATCTCATCTGATCTAACATAATGTCAGATTTTCCTTCTTCATAATCAGAAGAAAACAATCTCAACAATTCTTTAGGAACTTCAACAATTTTATTAATATGTTGTTCTATAATTTTGTCAACAAAGTTGGATTCTGCTTCTGTTAAAAAAGGTTTGAAAAACAACTTAAACATGTTTAAATTGAATCTTTGACACCAGGTGCTCATATCTGCATTTATGTTAACGTTAATTAAACTTGAACCCTTTGACTGCGAATAACCCTTAAAAAAACAGTTGTTCATGCTTTCTGCTTTGTCTGATCCAGATGTCAATTTTTCCATTACCAATCTCTCACAAATGCTTCTAGATATTGATTCTACATAATTGATAAGAACTCTTGACTTTGCATCTAATATTAATATTTCTCTTGGACCACCAATTTGCAACTTTGGGAATAATTGTATCTCTGTGGATTCTTGAGGTTGTATTTTGTCTACAAACCTAAGGAAAGTTATGTCTTCGTCTGAGTAATCAAATGTTTCATCCAGTAACTTTGAAATAGTTTCAACGCACTTACTCCTTTTGTTTGAAAGTTTATAGTCATCGTTAAACTTTGATCTTCTTATTCCACTATGTGACGCTTTTAAGGTCATCAGGTCCATTATAGGTTTTTTTAAATGTCTGCTATATAAAATTAAATCTCTAATCTCATGAAAGTTTGATTTTGAATACTCAGACTTGCACAGTAGTTTTAAGGCGATGTTTACTGCAACTGATGAATATTGAGATGTTTCAGCTGGTTCAAGAAGGTCTTTAATATTCACTTTCCTTGCTAACAACTCTTCTTTATACATTTTCTTCATAATGTTTATATCTGAATTTAATTTCTCTGTTTGGTTTTTGTTAAATATCATATGAAAGTACATTTCACAAAGAACTTGTCTAAATGTCATTGATGGACCTCTAGATATTAATCTAGAAATTCTTGGTTCATCATCATTATGTAATATAAATGTGTCTGCGTGCAAACTAGTGTCTGTTGGATGGATTGAAAACAAGTTCTTTGGTATCTTAAAGTTTTTTAAGTTTTCTAGTATGTTTTGTATTAAAAATCTATCAAATTTAGATCTTATAGGATCTTTGTACCTCTCACATAAAATAGCATAGGGTTTTTTATTCATGACACTCAGCAAGTTCATGTACAAATACCTTAGATTTTGGTGTCTAGTAGATGTGGATCTTCTCATGTCTATAGCCATAGTACATAAAATATTGAAGAAATTAGAGTTCCTTAAATCTAACTCAATTGTATTTCCTATACCTTTTTCAGAAATCTTTGAAGACTCTACATAACTTAAATATGCCATTATAGAAGAATCAACACATCTAAGCCAATACTCTAGTTGATATGACTGCATCGAAAAAATCTTTGATACGTAAACACCTTCATAAATCTCACTCCATTGACCAGATAACAAATTTGTGGTTGAATAATCTAAGGAAACTAGACAATAATAATGAATGCTATGTGAAGATAACTTCTTTGAAGGGAAATTAATAACACCAATGGTGTAATTCTTCAAAAAAGAAAAATGATATTCATTTTTTCTGTGCTTCAAATTTGATATGCACATGTCTCTAGCTAATTCTTGTATGAACTCAATAGCCATGAATGGTTCTTCTAGTCTAAGTCTTTCTTTTATCTCTTCTATAGTGGGATTAAAGCGTTCTGACAAAGATGTCTTAACAGAAGATTGGTTTAAGAAATCCTCCAACATTTGATCGTGATGTTCCAAATCGTAGCCTAATGTGTCATTTTTCTTAGATTCATTTTTTAAATTTTCACTCATAGATCTAGACGTTGATGACAAATTGCTGTTTAGATCTCTTATTAATGTGTTTCTACCAGGACCTTCCATTGCTAAAGTATATTTAGATCTCATGTCAAGTTTAATGTTACATAAACCACTTCTTTGACCATGAACAAAATCTTCGGAATTTAACGATTGTTTCAATTGAGTAAATATTGTGTGGAAAAGCATTTGAGTTTCTGTTGCAAATCTATTGTTGTTTTCTTTATTAACCACAAGATTCCAAAAATCATATCTAGAACCATTAAATGGAATTTTCTTATAAACGAAAGGGACAGGGAAAGTACGTTTAGATTCAGATATGTAGGAGTCTCTTTTGTGAATTAAGTAAAAGTCTTCACAAGTCTTATTTTCCATTATGGTTTCTGAAGATTTTAATATAGATTTTGAAGCCAACATATCCAAGTATTTTTCTTCGTCTTCTGTTAAATCCAAAGAAGGTGGGTCATAGATATCTGATCCAAACAGCTTTGGTAACACATTTTGTGTTATTTCTTCAGAATCAGATATTTGTGCAATCCAAGATTGATATTTTGGGTTCTTTTTTGCTTCGTTGACATTTCTATTACAATTTCTTAAAAAACAGTCAGCATAATTGCAAATAATGTCTGGATTTTTTGTCATCAGATATCTAACATCTTGAACTGAATCTAAAAAATTGGGATTTACAGCAGATAAGATAATGGGATCTACTCTCACAGAAGGGAAAGTTGCAGAAACCACTAAAGATAATAAGTTGTAGTGGCTTATCTTTCTGTTTCTTCCCATTACAACATTATTCGTGACTGCTATGTCTATTATATGAACCGATCTCTCATTTGAAATAATAATAAGATCAGGTGTCTGATTTTCAACATCATGCAAATTGGGATGAGGGTTTAATCTTAATACATCCTTAACTTTTTCTTGACTTCTAAATGGTTTATTGAATAAATAAGAACAAAACCAATGAATGACATCGTGTCTTATGTGAAAGAAATTGTCAAGGTCATTTTTTGAGTTGATCTCAATTAATTCTGCGTCATTTCTGGTGAAGAAGTCTTGGAGAAGATTAGGAAGCTCAAGTTCATTTGAAATTGAAATAAGATCAAAGTTAGCTGATAACATTTAAAACAACTTGGTTTTAAGAGGG